GTGGTATTGAGTTTGGTTCAAATAAATTCAAACAGTTCCCTGCATATTCTGGGCGGTCAGGTCGTGGATCTCGCGGATGGTTCATTTATCCAACCCTTCGCAGAATTCAGCCTGAATTGATTAACAAGTGGGAAGAAAGTTTTAATCGCATCATTAAGGAATGGATCTAATGGCAACCGGTAATAGAACTTTAAAGTTATCAATCCTCGCCGATGTTGATGATCTAAAAAAGAAGTTAGGCGAAGCCGACAAGGCTGTCGAAACTAACTCAAGTCGAATTGCAGATTTTGGAAAGAAGGCTGCTGCTGCATTTGCGGTCGCTGCTGCTGCTGCCGTTGCGTATGCTAGCAAATTAGCCATTGACGGGGTCAAGAGTGCGATAGAAGATGAGCAGGCACAGTTAAGGTTAGCCAATGCCTTAAGACAAGCCACAGGGGCAACAGATGCCCAAATAGCGGCAACTGAGGACATGATCCTTCAGACTAGCCTTGCAACTGGCGTTGCCGATGACCAATTAAGACCAGCATTACAAAGATTGGCAGTATCTACAAAATCAACTGAGGAAGCCCAAAAGTTATTAACCCTTGCTTTAGATATTAGCAAAGCATCAGGTAAAGATTTAGAAACTGTCACAAATGCTTTAGGTAGAGCACAAGATGGAAATGTCACTTCACTTGGTCGATTAGGTCTTGGCTTATCAAAGGCTGAATTATCTACTTTAACATTTACTGAGGTTCAACAGAAACTTGCTGATCTTTATGGTGGCGCAGCAGCTACAAATGCCGAAACCTTTCAAGGAAAGATCGATCGCTTAAAAGTAGGATTTGATGAAGCTAAAGAATCACTTGGCACAGCCTTATTGCCTGAGATTGAAAAGTTTATTGGATTCTTAAATGAAACTGGCATCCCAAGCCTAAATGCTTTTATTGCAGGATTAACTGGAGCAGGTGGATTAAATCAAGGATTTACCGAAACTCAAAGAAATGCAGAATCTTTTGGCAGAGCAATTAGTGTCGTGGCTGGAATCATTTCAGGATTTATTACATTCTTGCGTGAGGCAATTGGCTTAGTCGTATCTTTAGCCAATGAATTAATCAGAGTTGTAAATATCATTCCGGGTGTTAATGTGGGTTCATTACCTAATCCAGCACCATCAGCTAGTAGATCATCATTACCTAAAGTACCTACTTCAACCGGTAATTTTGGCGGTGGCGGAATGGGTCAAATCACAAACATTACAGTTAATGCAATCGATGGCGAAGGTGCTGCAAGAGCCGTTGCAAAGGTAGTTAATCAATCAGCTGCTCGAAGCGTGCCATTACTTACTGGTAACGGTATTAGACTTCAATGAGTGCTTTTACACCTGACTGGAAGTTAACTGTCGGTGGTGTTGATTATACTGACATAGCAATAAGCGACATTCAGCATGAAGCAGGTCGCACAGATATTTACCAACAACCATCACCATCATATTGCTCAATAACCTTAGTTGCTTTAAATAATCAAACATTACCTTTTGACATAAACGATTCATTTGACTTACAGGTAAAAGACTCGACTGGATCTTATGTAAGTTTATTTGGTGGCGACATTACCGATGTGACTGTTGAGGTTGGATCTACTGGATCAGCTGCAACAGTTGTCCAATACACACTTATTGTTATGGGGTCACTTGCTCGAATTGCTAAAGAGATCTTTAATGACAACATTTCTCAAGATGAAGATGGCAACCAAATCTATGAGATTCTTTCAAGCGTCTTACTTGGAACTTGGAATGATGTGCCATCTGCTTCAACTTGGGGAACTTACAATGCAACCGAAACTTGGGAAAATGCTCAAAATTTAGGACTTGGCGAAATAGATCAACCTGGTCTTTACACAATGAGTTCACAATCAAATGTTACTAACACTATTTACAATGTAATTTCAGATATTGCAACTTCAGCTTTTGGATATATTTACGAGGACAATGCAGGAAATATAGGTTATGCAGATGCAGACCATAGGCAGAATTATCTTTTAGTTAATGGTTATGTTGAATTAGATGCTCGCCATGCGTTAGGCGCTGGCTTATCTACAATTATGAGATCAGCAGATGTTCGCAATGATATTTATATCAATTATGGCAACAATTACAATTCACAGGTTGATGCCACAGATGCCGCTTCAATTGCCCTATATGGTTACAAAGCTGAAACTATCAACTCTAGGGTTCATGGGGCTACCGATGCTCAAGATATTGCCGATCGATACATAGCACAGAGAGCCTATCCAATCCCAGCATTCCAATCGATTACATTCCCAATCACTAACTCTGAAATCGATAACGCAGATCGGGATGATTTGCTAGCTGTATTTATGGGAATGCCAGTTCATATTCAAAACCTACCGACCCAAATATCCGGTGGAGATTTTGAAGGTTATGTTGAGGGCTGGTCATGGAGCACTCGATTCAATGAACTGTTTCTCACAATTAATGTTTCCCCAGTCGCATTTAGCCAAGTGGCGATGCGTTGGAATACAACCCCAGCCACAGAGGCTTGGAACACAATCGACCCAACTTTAACTTGGGAATACGCTACAATAATCTCATAGGAATAGGATAAAATGGCAACTACTACCAATTACAGCTGGACTACCCCAGACGATACCGCGCTGGTTAAAGATGGTGCACTTGCAATTCGCACACTTGGTTCATCTGTTGATACAACTGTTAAAAACTTAAATCCTGAAACTACGACTGGAGCAATTTCCTATCGTGGAGCAACCGCTAATCAAAAAACTGCATTACCAATTGGAACTGCTGGTCAGGTATTAACTGTCAATTCTGGTGCAACTGCTCCTGAATGGAAAGATGCAGCTGGTGGTGCTAATTTTACATTATTAAACGCAGGTGGAACAACCTTGTCAGGTTCATCAACAATTACAGTTTCAGGAATATCTGGCAAAGATAAAATTCTAGTTCTTGTAGATGGTGCAACTTGCGCAACTGCTAACCAATACTTTAATTTAAGATTAAATACAGATTCAGGAAATAATTATAATCAATTTGGTTCTACTGGTTATGCTGGAGGCAGTTATTCAGCAGGAGATGTGATAAGAGAAATTTCCGATCTCTCAACCGCACAAATCAGATTAGCAGCGACTTCAAATAATGCTGGTTCGACTGTTGGCGCTTATGTTTATTTAACTGGTTGTAATTCAGCCGGAGTTAAAGCTTTCCAAATGGCTGGTGCTGGTAATCCAAGCGGTGGAAGTGCCCAAGAAAGATTTTCAACAGGTGGCTTTTATTCTGGCTCAAGCACTATTTCATCAATTTCTATCGTGGGAACAAATAATTTTAACGGTGGAATTGTCTATGTTTATACAAGCGCATAAGGAGTAATTATGAAAATAACTGAAAAAGAGTTTAATGTTATTACAGGCGAGGAAACAATTACCGAGCGCGATGAAACTACTGCTGAGAAAAAAGCAAGAGAAATTTTAGAAAAAGAATTAGCAGCAAGAAAAGTTGAAGCTGAATCAAAAGAAACAGCACGCCTAGCAATTGCAGATCGTCTTGGTTTAACTGCTGACGAACTTCAAATCTTACTTGGCTAATGAAGCCATATTTATCTAAAGCTGCTGAAACACTACGCGACCAAATAAATGGAGCGTTCTTGGATCGCAGCCGGAAGTCTGATGGATGGATCGGTGATCTTAAGCATCAATCTAGAAAATCCGATCATAACCCAAGACCAGACGGAGAAGTTTGCGCAATCGATATTGACGCTGGCCTATCTGACGAACAAGGGATTAGTTATGCTCTGGCAGATCAACTTCGACTCACAGCAAAAAAAGATAAGCGTATATCTTACATAATTTTTAGCAAAAAAATCTGCTCAAATAAGTCATTATGGCGATGGGTCAAATATCGCGGCATTAACCCACATGACAAGCACATCCACATTTCTTTCAAACCAAATCAAAATGGCAAGAAGTTCGACATCCCACTACTGAAAGGCAATTAATGAAACTATCTAAAAAACACAAAGCAGCAATTAAGTCATATTTGAGAGCTGTCGCAGCTAGTGGAATTACAGTAGCCTTAGCAATAGTGGCTGACATTCATCCAGCCTATGCAACTATGCTTGGTGCAATTGTTGCGCCTATTGCAAAAGCGTTAGATCCAAAGTCAGGGAGCGAAGCTGATTACGGAATCAATGCTTCATGACCGCAAACGAATGGGTTGGCATAGCCGTTGGCGTAAGCGCCGTATCTACAAGTTTATTACTGGGTCTGCGCTGGGTTATTAAATCTTATTTACAAGAATTGAAGCCAAATTCTGGAAGTTCGATCAAGGATCAAATTACTAGACTTGAAGCGCGTGTTGATGATCTGTTCGTCTTAATTAGTAAGCGATAATTTCTGCTATGGCGAACACACGAAAACGCACACCACGCAAAAAGGTTAATCGGAGAGTAGTTCGCCAAACTCCTGAACCATTATCAAAACTAGATCAATTCTATATTGCAAAGCATGAAATGTTTAGAGCTGC